TTAACAGAATGAACGTTGGTGTGCAAGGTGGTTGGATTACTATTGCCGAAGCCAGAGAAAAGGTTGGGTTACCAGCAGATGAATCCCAAGAAGTGTATATTCTCGATGCTAACAAAGTTCTTACACCAGCTAATGCTGTTGATGAATTTGTTGCTACCGAAACAGAGGTTGAGAGCATACAACAACCTATGGAACAAGAAACACCTAACGTTACGACTGAAGATGATGAAGAACAAAAGTTTTATGAATATAAAATTGTCAAAGAAATTGATGGGGAGTTTTGTGTAATAGCTGAAGAATCTGGTAAGAATATGGGTTGTTACCCAACGAGAGCTTTAGCTGAAGCAAGATTGAATCAGATTGAACGTTATGGTAGTGGCTCTAAGATTGCACTTGAAGAAGATAAATTTACAACACAACGTGAAGCTGAGATGAGAGCTGAAGAGATTGGTTGTGTTGGTTTCCATACAATGACTGATGATGGACAAACAATCTATATGCCTTGTGATACACATGCTGAATATGATGAGTTAGTCAATGGCGACACTGAGTGAACTTAGAGTTGGACAAACTGTAAGTTTTAATCTTAGAGGAGATGAATCTGGTTTAACACATGGTGTTGTTACAAGTATTAATCGTTCTGAAGAAACTGCTAATGTCAATGTCTGGGCAAGACTTGAAGATGGAGGGCATTCTCGTACCGATAGAACTTTAGCTGTTGATGTGTCGAGGCTTAGGGTTATTGCAGATTTTCGTGAAGATGAAAAGCAAGTATCTCAAAGGGTTAAACAAGCATTACAGAAAAAGGTTGATGAACATAACGAAAAGTATGGGGATAATCCAGCTAAAAGAGCAACTCTTAGAATGCTTGAAGCAGTTTTTAGGCGTGGTGTTGGTGCATATCGTACTAATCCACAATCTGTTAGAGGTAATGTAACATCGGCTGACATGTGGGCATACGCCAGAGTTAACGCATTCCTTTATGCTTTGAGGAACTTACGTTTTCGTGGTGGTAAGTTTGATTTAGATTTATTACCAAGAGCACACCCTTTATCTAGCAAAAAAAATATTGATGATACTGAATATAAAGGTTTGTATGATGACTTGGATTTCTCTATTCCTAAAGGTGCTAAAGAAGAAGCAAGGCGTGGTTTGGAGTGGCGTAAAGAGTTTGGTAGAGGTGGTACAGAAGTAGGTATTGCATCTGCTAGATATATTTCTAATACTGATGTGGCTAGTCCGCAAAAAGTTCGTAAGATTGCACAGTATTTTCCTAGACACGAAGTGGACAAACGTGCAGAGGGATATAGACAAGGAGAAGATGGTTACCCAAGTAATGGTCGTATAGCTTGGGCTTTGTGGGGTGGTGAAGCTGGTAAAAGTTGGTCGCAAAAACTTGTACGAGCTATGAATAAAAGAGATGAAGAAGCAAAGTCTGCATTGGAACTTATACAAAGGCGTAATAAGTTGCGTGAGGAATCTTGGGATTACCGGATTAACAGATTTAGAAGTGAAAAGATTAAAGATATATTGTACAAAGAACACGATAAGCTCTTGACACAATGGGAAAAAGTTTTTCAAGATGCGTACTTTGATTTATTGCAATCACAAGATTTAGCTATATTTAATTCTTTAAAAGATAATATGAACGAGGGGTTGGCAACGTTTGCGATTGATGAGAATATCAAATCTTGGTCTGCTGATGTTTTTGATTTATATGTATCTTTAGCTAATGACTTTGCCTTTTATCAAGTTGATTTATTGATGCCCAATGAAAAACAGTTTCCGCTTGTAATCCCACATAGAGAGAAAAGAAGTAGGAATGATATTATTGAACAGGGATTCTTTTATCGCTTGATATCGGTGGATAGATTTCCATTGTCTAAACTAACAAACAATAAAGAAGCCATTGCATATATCAATGAACGTATTGAACAAGTGTTACCTAGTATGGCTAGTACATCTAAAGATAGGTTTAATAGAGAATTTAGAAAAGCATTACAAGATGGTTTGGACTTAGGATATTCAGGTCAACAGCTACAAAGATATGTAGCTAATGCAGTGAAAAGGGTACTTAGTAAAAAAAACTTATCAAGAGCGTTGCTCATCGCTCGTACAGAAACAAATGCCATTGCTAATTATGGTCGTGGAGTTGGTGCAAAATCTACCGGAATAATATATACTAAAGAGTGGATTTCACAAAGAGATGATAGAGTGCGTGATGCACATGTTACTCTTGATGGAACAGAAGTAAATGAAAATGATGCTTTTAACTATCAAGGATTTCGTTTAGAATATCCAGGAGATAGTTCTCTGGGTGCACCAGCAGGGCTAACTGTTAATTGTAGATGTTTTCTTAGTTATCACGAGAAAAGGATATAGATTTGAAAGAGCAAAAAGCAAAAGACTTACTAAGTTTTAACGAAGCAGAGGGTAAAGTAAGTGCAGTATTTTCTGTATTTAATGAGATTGATTCAGATGGAGATGTAGTTTTACCTAAATCAATAAGAAGTGGCTATGGCGATAAAGGTGTAGTTATGTGTTGGGGTCATGATTGGAAGAACATTATTGGTAAAGGTAAAATTAAACAAGATGATGAACAGGCAGTATTTGAGGGTGAGTTCAATATGAACACTACTGCTGGTAAAGAAGCATACGAAACAGTTAAAGCTATGGGAGATATTCAACAATGGTCTTTTGGCTTTGAAGTTAACGATAGTGAACATGGTATGTTTAAGAAAGATGGCGGAGATGAAGTGGAAGTGCGTTATCTTAAAGATGTTAAGGTCTGGGAAGTAAGCCCAGTCTTAGTTGGAGCTAATCAAAATACACATACATTAGCTGTTAAAGATAAAGATATTAAAGATGAAGAAGCAGTTGATGATGTCGATACAGAGTTTGAAGAAGTAAAAGATGAAAAAGATATAGGTTTAAGATTTACAGATGAAGTGGATAACTTGCTTATCAAGATGGTTGCTTTGTTGAAAAGAGCTAAGGAGCTTACTGCCTCACGCTTGGGTAAAGAAAAAACATTATCAGATAACAGCGTGGAAGCGTTGCAATCATTAAAAGATGCATTGCAAGATATGCATCAAGATATTGATACATTGCTACGTGTTGGTACTGATAATACAGAAGTAATGGAAAATGAGATTGATGTTAATGATTTGTTTAGGAACACTCAACAAATATTAACTGACACTCTTGATATTTAGGAGAACGTATGTCATTAGACAAAAATACTGCGAAACTTCAAGAATTGAGAGAGGAATTGCAAAAATTTGCAGGAGATAAAGATTTTTCAGAGTTTACTGCCGAAGATAAAATTAAATGGGCAGAAATGAATGATGAAGCTAAAGCTCTTGCTGATTCTGTTAAAGAACAACAAATCTTTGAAAAAGAGATGGAAGAAAATGCAGAAGCAATTGAAGCTGGTAAAACAGTGAACCCTTTACCAATTCACGAAGAGAAGCAAGAAGAACCTAAAGGACTTTCAAAGCAAGTCAGAGAATCAAGAGCTTTCAAAGAGTACACAGAAAATGGACAGCTTAACATTGCATCACAAATAAAGTGGAATCCACTATTGGAAACTAAAACTTTACTTGATGAAGCATCAGCATATCCACCAAGTGTAGTCAGAAGCGATTTGATAATCCCTACTGCTTTAAGAAATCCAAATACAGTGATTGATTTGTTTTCGGTTATACCAACAACTCAATTCCAATATAAATATCTTGAAGAAACAACATTTACCAATAACGCAGCAGAAGTAGCAGAGGGTGGAGCCTTTGGAGAATCCGCTCTTGCATTTACAGAGAAAACTGAAAACATCAGAAAAATTGGTGTATCAATTCCTGTAACAGAAGAACTTCTTGCAGATGTTGCTAGTGTGAATGGTTATCTTGATTCAAGATTAAGAACAATGTTACAGTTAAGACTTGATGATGTTCTTATTGGCGGTTCAGGTGTTGCTCCAGTCATAAAAGGTATTTTGAATGTATCTGGAATTAATACTTTTAACTTCAGTTCATATTCAGGAAATCTTGGTAGGATTGGACAAATCTATCAAGCAATCACTGAAATTAGAAAAGATGCATTCCTTGAGCCAGATGCAATATTAATGCACCCTAGCGATTGGAATGATGTTGTAACAGCAGTTACAGCCGACTTTAATGGAGATGCTACTAAAGGTATTGCAGGTAAAGACCCATTGTTTGTGGGTGCTGGAATGTTTGGCAGTGGTGTTACACCATCACTTTGGGGAGTAAGGGTTGTTCCTACTTCTGCAATTGCTGAGGGTACAGTTCTTGTCGGTGTCTTTGGTGGAGGTTTAGCAGCACACATCGTGTCCAGAGAGGGCATGGAAGTTGCTATGAGTGATTCTCACTCTGACTTCTTCACAAAGGACAAAGTAATGATGAAGGCATCTATGAGGGTTGGATTCCCTGTATATAGACCAGCAGCATTCTGTTCTATAACAAACTTCTAAGGAAGTTTAAAGTTTGTTTTGCATCTCACTTGGACTATGCAAATAATCTAAGTGGGAGCAAAACATTTGAGAGGAAATTATGAAAATTAAAAACGATGTATATATTAATGATGATGGCAAGATTGGTTATGGCGTTGATGGTGGTCTACCAAAAGGTTGGGCTAAAGGTAAGTTAGTTGCCAGAGCTGGTGAAGAAATGCCAGATATTCAAGCTAAAGCATTAGGTATCAAGCACGACACAAAAGCAAAAGCACCAGCCGAAAATAAAAGTAAGTAATATATTATGGCTATTTCCAATGGCTATGTAGCTTTGTCCGAACTCAAATCCTACATTGGTCTTAGTGGAAGTGGACAAGATACTAATTTAGAGAACGCCATTGAGGGTGCTTCTCGGCTTATAGATAAAATATGTGGTAGGAAGTTTTGGATTGACAGTACCGCTATTGAAAAGTTGTACACACCAATCAATGAATTTTATGTCATTGTAGATGATATTGCTACCACAACAGGGTTAGTTGTTAAGACTGATGATAATGATGATGGAACGCACGAAACAACGCTTACAATAAATACAGATTTTATATTATTGCCATCAAATCCAGAACATATTGGTGCTTCTGATGGCACCGACTACTATGCTCCGCAAAATGAGATAAGGATATTATCTACACGTTCAAGCAAAAGGTTTGACCCAATGGTTATACAAAATGTTAAAGTTGAAGCTAAGTTTGGTTTTGCTGTTGTACCTGATGCAATAAAACAAGCAACATTTATTCAAGCATTACGTTTTTTCAAAAGAAAAGATACACCCTTTAATGTTTTTGGTAATGAACAAACAGGACAACAAGAACTATTCAGCAAGATAGACCCAGATGCAATGCAACTTATTAAAGGTTTTGTAAAGCATAAATTATGAGTTTTAAAGTTCAAGGCGGAGATGAGATTGCCAAGAGAATGAATCTTAATAAATTAGGTGCAGTTCCTTTACGTAATTTCTTTTCTGCTTATGGACAAGTAGTAGTTACTAAATCGAAAAAGGAAACACCTAGATTTAAAGGTAACCTTAGGGGTAGCCTTACATTCAAGATGGCTAGGGGTATTGGTGGTATACCTTTAGGTATTGATGTTTTTTCTCGTAGTCCTTATGCTTTGTTTGTTCATGGTTTTTTTGATATGAAAACTAGGTTGAATCCTCCTTACACTAGAAGCAAACCACATTTTCCACCAATCAAAGCACTTGAAGAATGGTCTAAAGCTAAGGGTATAAGTCCTTATGTTGTACAACAAGCAATAGGTAAAAAGGGTACACCACTTGTTCCATTCTTTAAAATAGGTATTAAAAAATCAGAACCGGATAGGAAACTTTTATTAGCTAAAGCTGGGTTGCAGATTACTGCTACGTGGAATGCTGGTAGAATATTACCTAAAAGATAATGGCTAATTTAACAAACATAAGAACAGAGATTGCAAACAATCTCGGTGCAATATCCTCGCTTACTGTGTTTAGGTTTGTACCAGACTTTATTGAGCCACCGACAGCAGTTATTGGTGTATTTGAATCTATTGAATACGATACTGCAATGCAAAGAGGTGCTGATAAATATGAGATACCAGTATATCTTTATGTCGGTAGGGTTGATGCTCAAGATAGTCAAGACACCCTTGATGGTTTTTGTGCATCTACCGGAAGCGATTCTGTTAAAGCACAAATAGAATCTGATACATCGTTGAATGGGCAAGCACAATCTGTTAGAGTTACATCAGCAGGTAATTATGGTGTTTACAATATTAACAACATTGATTATCTTGGTGTAGAATTTATCGTAGAGGTAATTGCGTGAAATATTTATTAGAACAAGATTTATTTATAAAAGATAAGGTATACGAATCTGGTAGCGTTGTGGAAGCTAATGTCATTCCACAAAAGTCTATTAAGTGGTTAGTTGAACAAGGTATAATTATTAAGTTTGATAAAAAATTAGAAGCTGATATGTTAAAAAAATCAGCACAGGAAGAGGAGTAATTATGGGATATGGCTCTGGCGGTAGTGGTCGTGGTCGTTCTGGTCGTAGGCGTAGAGGTAGCTCTAACAGGCGTAGAAGAAGAAGAAGAGGTCGATAATGGCATTTGCTCATGGTAAAGCTAGTAAAGTTTTTGTAAATCAAACAGAGTTTTCAACATATTTAAACAATGTTGATGTTGCACGTACGAGTGATGTTGCTGAATCTACAACTTTTGGTAATTCAAGTAAAACTTATATAGCAGGTAATCAAGATGGAACATTTTCTGTTGCAGGTTTTTTTGATGCTACTGCTGATGCAACACTTCAACCACTTGTTGGTGGTAACGATTTTGTTTTTGTAATGGGTATTGATGGTGTTGATGCTACTGATAGGTGTGCATTTGCACAGGGAAACATTACAAATTATGGTGTATCTAGTCCAGTAGGAGATATTGTGGCAAGTTCTATTGATATACAAGCCGATAGTGGTTTGTACAATGGTCTTGTCTTGGAGAACGCAACTATAACTGCTTCTGGTAATGGTACTGCTAGGGATAATACAAACTCTACTGCAAATGGTGGTGGAGCTTTTATATTAGCTACAACAGTATCAGGTAGTACACCTAACCTTACAGCTAAGATTCAACATAGTGCAGATAATGTTACTTATGTTGACTTGGTAACATTCACAAGTTTGACTTCTGCTGGTGCAGAGTTCAAGCAAGTTGCTAAAGGTACAACTGTTAACAGATATTTAAAGGTTAATTATACTGTTACAGGTACGACACCATCTTTTGCTGTTATAGTTGGTTTTGGAAGAAATAATTAATAGAGAGGAAAAATAGATATGGCATTTGTACATGGAAAAGATTCAGTATTTAAACTTGATAATGCTGGTGGAGCATTGACAGATATTTCTGCTTTTGTGAACAGCGTTGATTTTCCGGAAACTGCTGATGTTGCAGAAACAACAACATTAGGAGATTCTAGTAAGTCCTATATTGTTGGTCTTAAAGATGCAACCATTTCATTGGCAGGTCTTTATGATTCGACACTTGATGCAATACTTGGTGCAGTTGTAGGTCAATCTGCAACACTTAGCTTCGAGTATTCTCCAGAGGGAACTACTGGTGGAAACGTAAAATATACTGGCGAGTGCATTCTTACTTCTTACTCACTGTCAAGTCCAGTTGGAGATGTTGTTGGATTCTCTGCCGATTTGCAAGTAAGTGGAGATGTAACAAGAGGTACCCACTAAATTTAAAAAATAAAAGGAAGAACACATGGAATTTTTAAATATTGACAAGTTAAAAGATTTACCTAATGTTCCAATCAAAGATATTGAGATACCTGAATGGAAAACAAAAGTTAGAGTAAAAGGTCTTACAAAAAAAATGCAGATTGAGTTAGCACGTATATCTAATGCTGATGATAATGATGCATTTGATTACCAAAAGGCATTATTAAAAGCAAGTGTTGTAGAGCCAATGCTTGATGATGATGCTATCGATTTGTTATATGAAAAAGATGCAGTTGTAATAGACAAACTGTTTATGGAGATTGCAGATTTGAATGGTATAGGTGGTGATGTTCAGCAAGATATAGCTGAACAATTTCAAGAATAACCCAGACTTAGCTTTTACATTTCGTTTAGCACGTGATTTATCAATGACAGTAGGCGAACTTAATAGTACAATGTCATCATACGAATATACGCAATGGGCAACATTTTATCTTTGGGAACAGGAAGAACGTAACAAAGTACAAGCCATTGCTGAAGCTGAAGCGAAAAAGAGGAGATAATGGGTGCTTCTGATTTAATAATTAGGATTGCTACGCAGGGTGCAAAACTTGCACAGGCACAAATGTCTGCGTTAGGTAGCACCGCTAAAAAATCATCAGCAAGACTTGCACAATTTGCAAGAGTAGGTGCAGGTGTTGTAGCTGGTGCATTACTTGCGATAGGCAAAGGTGCTTCTGAATCTGTTAAAGCGTTTACTGATTTTGATGATGCTCTTACACAATCTCTTGCAATCATGCAGACTAATACTGCACAACAAGAACGTATGGCACAAGTTGCTCGTGATGTTGCAATGGAAACAACTATTTCTGCAACTGAATCTGCTGAAGCATTTTTCTTTCTAGCATCTGCTGGTTTAGATGCAGAGCAGTCAATCGCAGCATTACCGCAGGTTGCAAAGTTCG